TATAATCGTGTTTCAACATCTGAGTTCTCCTTTGTTAGTCTGGACTTTGCGGTTTTGCATTTGATAATATTTCCAATAATTTCCTTACCATCTTTTTCCTTCTTCTTTGATAGATATACAATTGTGCTTGCAGCGTATTTGAGTCCACTTCCACCTCCCATTTCTTTAGTAGGAATATATGCACCTACCACATCGTATGTATGGTTGGTGACGATTAAAGGCACGTTTGCTTTACCTAATTTGAGGGTTAGCACACGAAAGATTGATTTAACAACTTGAGCACGAGTCATATCTCGTGTCTCTTTACCTGCCTCAGAGTCTTCTACTTCCTTAGAAGTAGATAACATTCCAAGAGAATCTAAAACAAACATTAAGGGTTTGCGTTCTTCAGCAGTTTGTTCGTTATATTTATCTAATATTTTGATTGCTTGTAGCCTAAATTCTTGAACTGTAGTAACAGGAACAAGTAGCATACGATTAGAATCAATACCTCTGTCCTCAATCATTTGCTTTGATATGGCAGATTCTGATTCAAAATATATCACACCTGCATCAGGATTAGACTCTAAGAAATGTTGAACCATACCAAGGCAAAAGAATGTCTTACCTGTAGATGTCTCACCTGCTATAGCAGTTATTTTATTATTAGGAATACCTCCGTAGATTGATCCTGATAATAAAGCATTGAAGATATAAGAACCTGTATCAATAAATCCTGCAGTGTCACCTGCAGATACACCTTCAGAGACTAATGATGCATAATCATTACCAATCTCTTTAGCTATGTCCTTCAGAAAATTCATAAAACCATGTTATAAAATTAGAACGTTTCATGGCACGCTCAAACCATTTTGCTTCAGATATATCATTAAATATCTGATGCTCTTTTTTAGGTGTGCCGAATGCTTTTTGGTATTCGACTTTGTACTTTTTCATCCAAATAAAAATTCAAGTGATGCGATCTTCTCAGGCTTCCACCCAATAGTATCCATAATAACTTTTATTGGCTCCAAGAAACTCTTACTAAATTGTAGTTCATAGTCCACCTGTTTGTCAAGTCCAAATTCCTTAGGGAAAGTATTTGGAAACGAAATAACATTCTCTGATATCTTATTAGGTGTCTTCAGATAGATGAACTTAATCTTTTCCCCATCTTGAATGAGGGGGTACTTGTGAGTCAATCGTTGTTTTGTATTATGGTAATTGTATAGTAATGCTCCACGCACATGAATGGGTGTACCCTTACTATAGATACTTGTTTGGTTCGCCCACTTATTTATCCCATTGCATCCTCTAGGAAATGCTATGTCTTCGATGGGCAACTCATTAAACTCTTCTCTAAATTGTGCAATAAACTCCTGTGCATCTTCTTCATCATTATTCATGATGACTTTGAGACACTCTTTAATCTTGTCACGACAAGCACCTGGTGTAGATGACTTGACCGCTTCAATACCCATGACTTTTAGTTTGGGTTCTTGGAATCTTACACCCTCTATGTCCCATGCATTTAAGATGTATCTCTTCTTCGCTGTCCATATACCTTTGTTGGCAATGGTCTCACGTTTCATGAACATCTTCTGGTCATATGCGTTTACGTATTTTGCCAACGCTTCATAAGAACTCTCAATATAAGGCTCAAGTTCCATCGAACAGACCTTATCAATGAACCCAACAATGACCTCATCAGTTTCTTTTCTCCCTTTGTATACACCCTCGACCAGAGGACCCAAATTGAGGTAGATACTATCAGTATCACTAGCAATGACATAATCAACATCCTCCGTTTTTAGTATTTTGTTCATCTTCTGGTTCATCTTGTTCTCAATCCAACGGATAGATACCTGACCAGAAAGAGTAATTGCCTCAGCATTAAGTAAATTATAGTATCTAAAATACTGATTGCCAACAGCACCATAGGCAGAGTTCAATTGAATCTTTCTTGCCATCTGGATGTTGTTGAATTTACTTATATCTTTTTCTAATTGTTTGGTGGGTTTTTTCTCATAATCTTTCTTTGCCTGTATCATTCTCTTCTTATAGATGACACGTTCAGTGTATATCTTTTCCATCATCTCAGGCAAGAAACCTTTTATATCTTTACGATACTGTGCACCGTTAGCACACACAGCGAAGTCACCTGATAGATCTATCTCTTGATTCAATAACTTCTCAACGTTTGCACTAGGATGTCTAGTCTCCCAGAGTGTCTCAGGAGATATATTGTACTGCATAATAAGATGAGGATATAGACTATTAAGATCAAATGATACAACCCAATCATATTTGCCAGGCACAGGTTCTTTTACATATGCACCTGCATACTTCTCGTCTTTCTTTGAACCTTTACGAGGGGGAGGTACAATATTCTTGTCAGCAAGATAATTAAAGATCATTGTATCCCACATACGAACCTGTGAATATACATCTTCAAAGTTTACCTTAGCATCATAAGACATAGTGATTGCTAGTTCTAGCAACTTCATCTTGTCTTCTAATCTGTCAATCAACTCAACGTCTTGGATGTTATATTCTATAAACTTCTGCCAATCTCTTGTATAAAAATCTCTAAAGTTTTCATACTCGCTATGATCTAACTTCCTTTGTCCTAGTTCGACAAAAGCGATGTGATCAAGTCTGTAGGATTCTTGATTACTATAAGTGAACTTGCGATAAAGATCGAGATAGTCAAGAATGTTAATCCCACTGACATCATAAGCATAATTCTTCCTTCCCTGAACATAAATTTCTCTCTCGTTTGTTCGGTTCCAAGGTGACAATGATCTCATCCATTTTTCACCCAATATTCTATTTAACCTTCTGGCGATGTATGGTACATCATAAAGGTTTACGTTCCATCCTGTCAAGATATCTGGTGTATTGTGCACCCACCACTCAAGAAAACCCTTGAGCATATCTCTCTCACTATCATATATGTAGTGTTCATGCTCAGTTTCAAATTCACGAACTGCCCAGATATAAAACTTTTTAGTCACCATATCTTTAATGGTAATAGAAAGCATTTCTTCTGCTGCTGCTTCTACATCAGGGAATCCATTCTCACATTGAACCTCGATGTCCAATGCATAGATTTTCATCTGGTCAATATGATAATCAACTTCATCAGAAAACTCTTTCCTGATATACTGATACACGAAACGTTCATACCCATGAACCTCAAACTTTTCTACACCATTATATGTTTTGATAAACTCTCTTGCTTCTCTAGCAGTTTGAAAATCTATGGGTCTGACATATTTCCCTGTGAGAGTTTTCATCTTTTCTTTACGATTAGATGTCACATATAATGTAGGAGAAAAATGGGTACGAAACTGGACTGGTTCTCCGTCTTCGTACCCTCGATATAGAATTGTATCACCTGCTAATTGAATGTTCGTATAGAACTTACTCATGCGTTATACTTGTCCAACAAAGTTTGACTAGGTTCTAGTATAGTCAAAACTACATCAGATGTCAAGAAGATGTCACGTTGTGAACTATGCTTAGGAAATGGTATGAGTTCTCCCTCTTCAGATACTTCGTAGCATCTTTCAAGAAGATATACAGGTTCTTCATCTAACTCAGTTATCTTTGCTAGAAGGTATTCACTCCGTTGTCTCAACAAGATTAGTCGGACTACCGATTGTTCCTGTTCCATTTCCAGAGTTGGTGTTTCCTCTTCCATTTGCTGCCTCTACTAATTCATTGTATTTGTCGATGACCTCAGGATAAGTGTCGTATGCACTTACGATTTCATCTAGTCGAAGGATAACCCTTCTATCTTTGCTCAAAGGTGCCCAAGGTATAAATTGTATTTCTGGTGAACGCATTTGATGCACACCTTCTGTTTCAATTAAAAGATCTTGGTCAGTTTCTACAACATGAACGTTGTAGGGATGATCCATTCTAAAAGCTACTGCTTTGTCTGGTTCATCTTTTGATGCAATTTCAAAAACGTCTGCGATGACATCTTCACCGTTTCGCATTCTTACGACTCTTACGCTCATAACTTTTGTTTGATTCTGATATTTGATAAGCACAATCTTTGATAAGATCTTTTAAGATTCTTTCAGCGTTTGTGTTTTTTTGTTCTGCGATGGGTATGCATAGATGCATTATACCATTAATTTGGTAAGTTGGCAACTCTAGTGTTAAGAGTTCTGTTTCACCTTCATAGTTATTCGGTTTTAGGTTCAGATAATTGCTTCTCATCTTGTATTCCGTAGTGGTAATCGTTTGTATCACCATACCTCTCCATGTGACCACGTTCCACACTAAAGATCTGAGTAGATACTTTAAAGTCTGGCATCTTAGGGTTCTTAGGAGTCAAAGAGTTATCATATATTCTCATCCTATTGTTAGGATATAGTGCAAACTGACCATTGTTCAGTGCTATTAAATTATGACTCTTGTGTTCTGATGGTGTTTCTGCTGTGCTATAGTCTGGAGTATCAGGTTCATCATGATAATTATCTATTGTAATAACATACTTACCTAACTGTGATCCAAAGTCTCTAGTATATAGTTCATAATCCATAGACCCTATAAATTGCTTGCATATAGTTGTGACACCATAATCCATACAATTCCAGAACTGTAGATTAGGTAAATCCATATCTGGTTTTGGTGTCTCAGGTCTACTTACAAATGCACTAATTGGTAGTTTATCATATATTGCTGCATACTCTGGTAAGTATGTCTCAAAATAAAATGCCCGACCAGGCATTGATTTACATGATACCCAGACACCTGGTGTAAATTCGCCATGACCAGACTCAAAGTCAGTCAAATATTCTTTCCTTACCCACACTTCTTCTGCGGGCATATTACTAATTAGACTTGCCATTTGTTGTGTATGATGGTGGAATATGATGATCGTTCCAATGACGAATGTTGCCACCAACAATAAAGCAGTTAGTGACAACAAGTTGAATCATAATAATAGTTCTGATAGCACAGATCCAGTTATCATATTTCTTTGTAGTTTCGTCATTAAAAGATCCAAGAGCATACTTCCAGATCTTCCAGAATTCTTTCATCATATAATGATATCATCTGAACACTCTAATGTCAAGTGATATCGTAGACTTTATGTTTCTGGTGTTCTGGAATAACCTTATTTAGTTCTATGGTTAGTAGACCATTTTCATGTTTGATCTCTCCAATCTCTACATCATCTGAAAGATTGAATCCTCTTGTAAAGGTTCTTGCTGCTACACCTTTGTGTGCATATTCCTCTGCATCAGGTTTTGATTCCTGTACTCTTGATTTAACGCACAAGACATTTTGTTGAGTTGATACTTCTATATCTTCCTTTTTCCATCCTGCTAATGCTAGTTCAATTCTCCATTTCTCATCTGATTCCCTTACGATATTATATGGTGGATATTGTCCTTGTACTGATCCTGTACCATATGCATGGAATCTATCGAATAGATCGTCGAATCCTACGCTGTATCTAGTTGCAGCGTCAAAAATTTTGTCGATGTCCTTTGTAGTCCATCTTGTTAGATAGTTCATAGTTCTCCTTAAATAAGCGAGTATAGTTTGTGTCCCCGAAGGCGACAATACTATTTAACCATATCGTTAGGACTAGGTAAATGGTACATTCCGAACATTTTAGTAAGGTTTTTCTCACCTATATAGTGAAGGATTCTCTATGAAGAAAATGAAGAAATTCTTACCTATCGTTATGCTTTTGACTTTGGGCACTGCAGCAAATGCAGGTGGTTTGAGCACAAGACATCAATCCAGTTTGCAACTGACTGTTGAACCTCAAATCGTAACTCAGACAAGAGTTGGAAACAGTTATTCTATTTCTGGAAACAACGTGATCACAACACATACACCTGCTGCCAGTGGTAGTAGTGCTGTAGATGGTGGTATTGGTATTAACACTTATAGTGCTACTACAGGTGTTGGAACAGTTGGAACAATTACTGGTGTTCAAAATGGATGCACAGGATCAACTTCTGGTAGTGACCTAGCATGTACAGGATCATTCTCCTTTGCCCAATCATGGCAACAGGGTGATAGTTCTTCTGCAAGTGCTTCTACTTGGGGTGATATCA